TTGTTACTTGTATAGTTGATCCACTTAATGATCTATTATATACTATATCTGGACCAACAAACTGGTAAAATTGTTGACCAGGCTGTGTAACTGTAGCAGTAAACTCACCATATTGATTTTCACTAAATCCTGTAGCTAGTGTTAGTGTAAGAGTAAGACTTCCCGGAATCCAAAATCTAAAGGTTTCTCCAGCTATTGCTGCACGAAGTTTTATTGCTAGATCATTATTAACATCTGTAGGGGTAATTGTTAACTGATCTCCGGCTTGACCAAAATTACCATTTGATAATCTAGTACCTCCACCATCAAGCCAGTCTGTATTCACTGCATAAGTAAAAGTAGCAGCAGTTTGTCCAAGTCCAATTACACTAGTAGAGCTATAGCTTAAATTATCTGGAACAGTAATAGTAGCTATACCAGTAGTACCATTTTTTGAATAAGTTCCAGTAGATATATAATCTTTAAAATCATATACTGCAAAATATCCTTGAGTACTTTTAGGTGTTAGTGTAATACTTTTTATGTCTACAAATTCTTTAGTAAAATTAACACTGGTACCATACGGACTAATAGCAGTTACACTAGCAGTTCCAGAATCTTTGATTTCTTTAACATCTAATCTAACATTTAAATTAGTTAGTGAATATATAGCTCCAGCATTTTGTTGAATACCAGTTAATGTTACACGAATATATCTAAAATTTTGAGCAAATGTACTAGTTGTAGATCCTGCGGAAGTCCAAGTACTGTTATTGTTAGAATATTCTATTTGTGTATCTACAGTAACTATACCCTGTAAACTTTGTCCTTTAAATGCTACAGTAATAAGACTACTAGCAATAGTTTGACCATAGTCAAATATTTCCTGGTAGCTTCCAGAGTTTAAGCCTGGTTGTATATAAATTGGATAACCAGCACTTACTTGATCTTGCGGAGTATTCCAATCAGGATCTGAAGCTGTAAAGTGTTGCGTCCAAGTTTCAGTTAAGTTTACTGGTAATATTAAACTATTAGTATTTGGCTCAAGAATAGCATTAGTTTTTGTTCCATTAAAGGTACTTATCCAATCATAAATATATACATAATCCGGTGGTTGTCTTACATCTGCAATTATAGATACTGGTTGTGATTCATTACCTTCAGTATCTATACTAGCAAATCTATACGTATAAGTACCTTTCGATAACTCGGTAACAACTGTAAATGTGCCGGTCTTATCACCAATTAGCGTAGCATTTTCCCAAGTAGTTCCGCCTTGTTTAAGTCTTATTGTATCTACAGGAAATGTAGTAAGTTCAGGATACTCCCAACTTAATAATACTGTATTATCAACTACTCTAGGAGATATTCCTGTAGGAGGATTAGGTATTTGAATAGTTACAGTTTTACTAGCTGGCGTAGAACTATTACCTAATTCATCTATAGTAGTTACATATACTGTAGTATCTCCTATCCAATTACCCGGTACAGTAATACTATTACTATTAACTTTAATAGTAGTAGTTTTTGTAGCGGGTTCTCCTGGTTGTCCGTATAATTTATTATTATAGGTATAATTTACTTGATAGCCTGCTAGTCCAAAAATAGGACTGACTTCTAACCAATTCAAAGTTACAGTAGCATTAGTTAAACTAGTATCTTGAAATATGGGATTTGCAATAGTAGTACTTGCTGGTGCAGTAATAATATATTCTACAGTTCTTGTTTCTGAGTATTGACTATCACTATCATATGCGCGTAAGTACCAAGTATAAGTTCCAGGAGTCTTACCTTTTAGATCAATATCTGCAGTTGTTACATTGCCACGCCATAAAAAACCTATAGTACCCCAACCACTATCTGTAGTTCTAATTTCATATCCTGCTATAGGTAAACTAGTTTTTGCAACTGCAGGCCACTCAAGACGTATGCTTGTACCTACAGGAGTAATTACAGGAATACTAGGAGTATTAGGCTTACTCTTATTAACTGTTGTTTCTAGCCAATCTGAAGTGTTACCTAATATATCTACACTTTGTACTTTAAAAGTAGCGTTGCCTAACCACGAAGCATTAGTTTGCCAGCTTAATGAGTTAGTCGTAGTTTCTATAGTTTTATTCGCAGTTTGTAAAACAATATTATATTTATCAACTCGTAAACTATTACTAGGCGGAATACCTGGTTGCCAAGTAAAATTATATATAGAATCAGTAAGAGTACTTTGTGCGTATAAATTAGCTATAAAATTACCACTAAGTACAGGAATAGCCGGTTTTGAAATAGTAATATTAGTTGTAGCACTAGTAGAACTATAATTGCCTAATAAATCATAAGCACGTATATAATATGTATTAGCGGATTCTACTGAGCTATATGGTAATAGAGCACAACTATTTGCAAGACCTTTAAACTCTATATTTGTACTACTGCCCCAGCCACCATCAGCGCGTCTAACTTCATAGTATGCTAGATCTAGCTCAGGAATGCTAGACCAGTTTAATGTAATAATACCTGTGTCTGTATTTAAGCTGCTTGTAATAGTTTGTACGCTACTAGGAGGCGTAGTTTTACCTATAACGGTGTGTGTGTAGGTGCTAGACCAAGGACCATTAATACGAGTATCAGTAAGATAGCGTAGACGATATTTATAGTTAATACCATCTTGTAAATTTCCTACTAGTATACTATTACTAATAGTATTTATTGAGTATATTTCTGCAAATTGAAACTGTGTTGTAGGAGCTACAGCATAATCATATTGAATTTCTACATAACTAACTGTTTTTGGCAAATCACTAGAATTTTTAAACGGCACCTGCATATTAGTGATTATACTACCATCTATAGTTCTAGTTAACACCGCCTCATCACTACGAACCTTTGTAGTATCTACAACAGGAACAGTTGTTACAGTTTCTAATAAGGCATCAGGAAGTTTAGTTATATTAGTATTATATTTTGGAATATTAAATGGCAAAGCGGGATCTAATGTATTTGTATCTACACTATATATTTGAGAACTATAATCTACTAGTGTTAATCTAGCGGAGGTATTTCCTGTAGGCTCTATACTTAATACAATAAGTTCTTGACTTTCTGCTCCTAATTTTCCAAGCATATACATATCGCCAGCACTTACTCCTGTAAGTGGACTGGCTAAAGTAATAGTAGTATAGTACTGACTAGTAGCTATATTAGCTAGTTGACGTGTAACACTAGTGCCATCACTAGCTCTAATTCTTAGAGTATAAGTTGTGGCTACTTCTAAATATACAGGCTGATCTAGTACTAATTGAGTAGTACTATTAATCGTTTTTAATCTGCCAAAACCAGTACCCCACTGTGGCACATCATGTGTAACACGTACTAAATCACCGCGATTGCATACTAGATACTCAAAATCACTATTAAGAGTATAAGTTTCAGGACGCAGTTTAAGCTGTGCTAGATGAAATCTAGCATGTTTAGCTGCGGCTGCACGACTGGTTATACCTGGTAGTGTAATCTGTTCTATAAAAGTAGCTGTTTGAGCGGTATAACCTTCATTAGGTACAATAATTTCATCATCTTGATACGCTTTTTCTTCGTTTCTAAAAATTACTTTAAACGCATGAGGGCGACGAGGTAATACTTTAGTAGATTCAAATCCCCAACTATTATAAGGTGTAAAATGCTGGACAATATTAGTCCTGGCCTTGTCTATAATAATAGACCATTTGCCATCTATAATCATAGGACTAGCACGACCTGCACTAGCAATATCTCGTAGAACTTCGAGTACACTGCGCTGTGTATCTAATACACCATTATATTCAAAACCTTGCTGTCTGCAATAATCATGCCAAGTATTAAAACTAGTTAAATCAATACTTCCTGTATAAAAACTATCACCTACACGAAATAAATTTGCAGGATGTGTTAGTACGTGTAAAAATAAACTAGCCGGATTGCTAGTAGCACGTTTTTGTTTCCAGCGATCTGCAACTGTTTCTATAGTATAATCATAATCAAAGCACACACTTTGCACTAGACCGTTAATACCCTCTAAGCGACCATTTATACTATCGCTAGCTAGTATTCGTAGTGCTGTACGTGCTAGTGTACA